TGGGAGACGATCGCGCCGTGTTCGGGGAGTCCTAGACCACCAGCAACGACGGCCATCGGCTACTCCAAACGTTCGCGGCGTTCAGCCCCAGCCCCGGCGTACGCGACGGTCCCGGCAGCGTTCTGCCACAGGTCTGCCGCGTAGAGCACGGTGGTGCCGTCCGTGTCGTAGATCGTGATGGTCCCGGCTACCGGGTCGGTCACGACCTTGTTGCGTGCCGCGATGTGAGCGAAGTTCAACGCCTCGCCCATTGTGCCCGCCTCGTTGAACGATGCCGCCAGGGAACTCCAGACGGCGGAGGCGAGCGACTGCGGTGAGAGTTCGGTGTACGGCTGGATTGCCGCTTCCATGTGCCCGATTGCGGAGGGGGTGGGGGTGACGGTGCCGGTCCCGGTGATTGCGGCGACCGCGTTGCCAAGCGCGACGAGGGCGCCGGTGACGTTGCCGGATGCGGCGAGGTCGGCGGAAAGCTGGAGGATGGCGAGCACGTCAGCGGAGACCGTCGCGCCCGCGGTGATCGCGGCGACCGCGGAGACGATCAGTGCGCCCGTACCGGCGAGGGTGGCGGTGCTGGTGAGTGCAGCGACACCGTTGACGCCCATCGCACCGGAACCGGCGAGGGTGGCGGCGGCGGTGAGTTCGTTGGTGGCGGCGAGGTCGCCTGCGTCGATGGGTAGCACCCACGACGACGGGGGGCGGGTGCCGCGGGGGGTGGCCGAGAGCGACGAGTAGGAAGCCCACCCGACGAACCGACCTCGGGTGGCCCCGGACTTGCCGAACTGGGCGCGGGTGTCGGACACGGTGGAGCCGCCGAACGCGCGGCCGGGGTTCTTGTTGAGTACCGAGTAGTTGCCGATCAGCATCTCAGCCCCAGGCGAAATCGAGGTGCCCGTAGAACGCGGAGTTGACCGGGGTGGCTGCGCCCGCGTACATCAGCCATGACAGGTTCGCCCCGTCGTACACGCGCGGCAGGGACGGCACCTGGTTGAGGAGATCTCGCTCGGCGGCGACACCGATGGTGGTCATCGGGAGCGTGAGCAGCGGCCGGCAGATGACGAGGTTCAACTGACCTGACGTGTAGGTCGACGACAGGTTGAACTGCTGCACCGAACGGATGCCGGAGTCTCCCGCGGCGAGCGGCATGAACGGCCCGTACTTGCCCGCGCCGGTGCCGGAGTAGACGATGTTGCCCTTCGGGGCGGCGGTGGTGCCGGCGGGAAGCACGGACGGCGTGAGCTGCCCAGCGGTGCCCGCCTGGTTCGTGTAGGTCATGCGGATGTTCGGGGTGCCCGCACCCATTGCGGTTGTTGCCGCGCCGACCGAGGCGACCACATAGGCGCGCAACCCTGCGCCGTTGGTGTGGCGACCCGTGGGGAATACGACGGTGTTGTCGAGCGCCTGATCGCCGGTCGTGGTGACCGAGTTGATCCGGTAGAACCCGAGACGGTCGACCAGCATGAACACCGCCGGCATCGTGGTCGCCGCCGCGGAGAACGCCGACGCGTTGACGATGTGCTTCGTGTCGGTGGACACGTTCCCGCCGTGGGGGATGCCTGGCGAGGTCGTGGAGGTGTCGTCGAGCGCTTGGAAGGCGAGCGACGTGCCGGTCCCGTAGGCGCTGTCCGAGCCGGGGTTGCCCGGGCCGCAGGAAAGGTCATACCACTGGCCGGCGGTCTGCGCGGTCGTCGGGAGTGCGAGCTTGTTCCAGTCCGTGCGCAGGAACTTGCCGTTGACGGTGGTCTCGTTGATGAAGTCGTCGAGGCTGCTGAATCCGGCCATGTGAGTCTCCTAGTTCCAGACGACAGTGATGTCGCCGTGCAGCGCTGTAGCGGCCAACGAACCCGCTGGACAGGCCAGAAAGTTGAGGTAGGCGTCATCGGTAATCGTCGGCAACTGCCCGAAGTCGGTGAGATAGTTCACTTCAACGGGGGCGTCGATGCCGCGGAGTTGCAGCTGGGCGAGCGGCTTGACGAGCACCAGGGTGAACAGGCCCACATCTGCGCCAGCCATCGTGATCGAGTCGATGGAACGCACCCCGGTGTCGCCCGCCTGTAGCGGCAGGAACGGCCCACGAGCGTTGGCGTTCGCACGGTCAGAGGTCACGATTGAGCCGTTGACGCTGACCGAGTTCTGCACAACCGAGCCGGTGGAACGGCCCGCGACCCCGTCACTGTTCGTGTAGGACACGGCGAACGACTGCCCGCCCGTGCGCCCGGCGACCGATACGGCCATCATCTGCACCCCTTCGCCGTCCGTGTAGCGGGGAAGGGTCAAGGTGTTGTCAAGGAACTGTTCGTCGGTTGAGCCCTCATCGATGAACGGGTAATAGAACAGGTAGTCACACAGCATCATCGGCATCGGCAACGCAGTCGCCGTGGTAGTCATCACCGTGACCGACTTGAGGTGCTTCGTGGAGGGGGAGACGTTGCGGCCATGCATCAGTCCTTGCTCGTCGGAGTAGGACATGGGCGCACCGATGAGCGGGGAAGCCGCGTAGTACTGCGGGACGGGAGAGCCTGGGGACATCGACAGGTCGAACCAAATGCCGATGGTGGTCACCTGTGACGGCGACTTGCGCCAGGTCGAATACCAGGTCTGCCCGGCGTTCTCCGCGGTGGCGAACGCGGCGACGTTGCGGAAGCCCATCAGCGGACCACCGCACCGCCGCGGGCCTGCGCTTGCGCCTCAGCCACAATCGGGCCTTGGCAGCCACACCCGCGCACCGGGGCAGAACCCGCGACGACAACCACCGGGGCGTGGCACGTAGCGCAGTAGTACATCAGTCGAACACAATCGTCAGCGCGCCGATGGCGAACTGTGGCTGAATGCCGGTCGACACGCTCAGCGAACTGGTGAGCGCACCGGAGGCGATGATCTGCGACGATGCCGAGGGACTGATCGACACATGCGTGATCGTGTTCGTGCCCGACGAGCACTGCGGGAACTGCACCAGCGCGGCGTTGCTCGTCGTGTTGCCGGCGACCGTCCACCCAGCACCGGAGCGGGCGACCGTCACCGCGGCATAGCTGCCGTAGGTGGCGGGAGACGTAGCCGTGGTGCCACCTTCGCCGGGGTCCCCGACGTGAAGGTGCACCTGTAGGTCGGTTGCTGCGTTCCACGACAACGCCGTCGCGTTGAACAGGAGGAGGCCGAGATCGTTCTCTGTGGTGTTGCCGAGACTCATAGCGGATTCTCCGTAATCGTCGAGATGCGCCCAAGGGCGTCGTGGGTGATGTGGCGCGTCGTGGCGCGCTGTTCAGGGATGTTCACGGTCACGTCAGCCGGGGCGACATGCACCACCGGAGCGGGCTGCTCTGGGATGTGTACGTCGATCTGCGTATCGGACCGGCCGACCGTGACAGGGACCGTGATCCCGTCGATGTGAATGTCGGGCATGGTCAGCGCAAGCGTGAGCTGCTGTTCGGCCCGTTCGGGTGGCGGGGGACTCGGGACCGGGGCGATGTTCGCGCCCGGCTCCTGCAACTGCACGGACACCTTGCCCGTGTGCTTCAACGCCGCGAAGTCGCCATCGACGGCGGCGTTCACCGCGGTGTCGGCCGTGTAGCCCGCCTCGACGAGAGTGCGGATCGTGCGGGCGTGGCCCTCACGAATCTCGGCTTCGTCCTTCACGTCCTCCTGCAAGAACGACACGTCACGATCGGAGTACCACAGGCGAGAGCGAGACGGGGCAGGCTCCAGCACGGAGAGCGCGGAGATGGCAGCCTGCCATGCGTCGCGCATCGTCACATCAGCGAACCGGCGACGCGCCGCACCGTAGTTGCCCGCGTTCAGCGACGAACCGGACAGACCTTCAGAGAGTCCGACGACAACCGGGGGGACGCCCGCCGCGGCGGCGATACGGGTTTCGCCCGCGCCCTGCACCGCCTTGAGCGCCAACTGCTCGAAGTTCGCGCCCACGATCTTGACATCTGCGCCGCCACCGAGCGCGAGGGTCTTGCCTGCGTTCTGTGAGCCGGTCATCTTGCGCTTGATGACTTCGGTCAACTTCTTGAAGTCGTCCGGGGAGACAGTCGGGTCGAACGTGATGACCAGGTTCGGCGTCGCGCTGTTCTCCATGTGCGACTGCTTGAACGTGTTAAACGCGTTATCCACGTCCACTTCGCGCAGGATCGGCGTCAGCCATGACATGCCGCGCCAATCGGCCATCGGGTCGGGCATCGGCGCGTAGTGGGCAACCTCGTTCAGCTCGAGGAACTCGGCGGGCGAGTCCTCGTTCTCGGTGTAGAGATACCCGGCCTTTGCCCAGCCCAACCCGCCACCCATGCGGCCTTCGATCCGCTCGGAAAGGATGACCGTCTTCTCGGGCGACAGGCGTGCGAGGTTCACCCGGTCCGACCGGACCAGGCTGCCGGCGTTGTACCAGAACGAGTTACCCGCACAGGTGGCGTCTTGCTCCATGCGGCCGAGTACCTGCGAGAACGACCCGCCAACCCACGGCGTCTCGAACGTGTCAAGGTCGACGGTGCCGAACAGCTTCTTGGTGTCGAGGTTCTGCCATTGCGGCATGATCTGCGAGAACACCGCAAGGCGGACAGCGGAGCACGCGAACACGACACCGTTGCCGGTGTAGGCGCGCTGCGTCAGCCCTAGGCCTTGCATGTTCCCCTTCTCGGGGTCGCCTTCCTTGCGTTGCGTGAAGTACGGAAGCCACGGCTCCACCAGGCTCAGGTACTGGTTGAACGAGAGCTGCGAGCGTTCCGCTTCGGCAGGCTTACGGCGCAACAGGTCGGCCAGCATCAACTACCCGCCTTCAACTCTTGACGCACACCGAGCGCGACGACAGCCGCGCCCACGGTCAACCCTGCCGCGATCAGCGACCAGGCGGCGAGGGATGCAGCGAACAGGGTCAACCCTGCGGTTTGGAGGGCGTAGGCGATGCGCTTGCGGTTCATCGTCACCCCTTCACAGGTCGATCATTTCCAGCCACGCGTCCGCGCGTTTGGGTTCGGGCATCGTTTCCAGCGCCCGCAAGGCGGCAGTAGCGGCCGTGAGTGGGGTCACATCCGACGTGGAAGCGTCCATGTCCCACGTCCACCCGTCGCCCGTCACCTTGCGCAGCGCGCCCTTTACGGCGTCCTCGATGAACACATCCCCAAGGTGAGCGACGCGCCGTTCTGACACGGCGAGCTTGAACGCTTCGCACGCTCCGGACCACTCGCGCCCATTCAACGCCATCGACCGATCCTTGCCACCAGCAGCACGCATCAGGTCAGGGGCAACCGTGCGGGCCGGCCCGCCGTTGTCCCACGCCACGAACTTGGCGTCATGCGTCGACACCATCTCACGGACGTACCGCTCGATCCACCACACACCCGGGGCACGCTCGAGCGTTTCGACGTGCGGCACCCCGTCATCCCTGCGCCCAACAACAACAACCGATGCCGACAGACCATCCTTAGCGACCCCGACACCGACAACCTTCGGGCCGGTGATCTTCGACGAACGATCCGCGAGGGCCATCCACGCCTCCGGGTCGATCTCAGGCGGTGCCTCAACATCCCCGAGGCTCGGGGTTTCCATCCACTGATTCAGATAGCCGCGACGGAAACCAGGCACACCCGGTTCGTAGCCGTCCTCGTCCACCTCGTCAGGGTTGCGCTTCGCTTTCTCCAGACGGGCCACCAGGCGGGCCAACGTGATCGTGTGCCCCAACGCCGGCAGCCACTCAGCCCACACGCTCGGGTCATCCCATGCCGCATCATCCGGCACCGACCACTCGAAATAGGCCGTTCGGCCATGCTCGCCACGCTTGCACGCGCCACGCCCGGCGAGCACCTTGCGCCACAGAAACCGGGACTTGCCGTTACCTGCCGTCGAAATCACACACGTCTGCGGAGAACGCCGGGTGACCGTCGCCGCATCAACCGCCTGCTCCACCAGATCATCCACATGCACGAACGCTTCGTCAATCACCGACATGTCGAGCACGTCACCATGCGACGAAGTTTCCCCCACCGCCTCGATCTGAAGATACGAGTCCGTCCCCCACAGGATGTGCTCTGAGCCGTTGTTCATCGACGGCTTGAAGTCCGTAGGTTTCACCGGCCGTGCCCGAGCGTGCGCGACCTCCTTGAGCCCGGCAGCACGCCGCAACGCCGGAATGAACTCGCGCTCCAACTTCTTGCGCGCCGACTGCCGGCGCTGCGCCAGATACGTCACCGTCTGCGGACCAAGCCGGCGCGCCATCGTCACACACCGCCACACCATCAACGCCAACAGCAGCGTCGTCTTACCCGACTGACGCGGCACCGTGATGACAACCTCTTCGTACCACAGCTCGCCCGTCTCCGGGTCGATCTCCAGCGACACATCCGCAACGTGCTGCTGCCACGGCATCAACGGCTTACGAAGCCGCCTTGCCACCTCTGCGACTTCGTGGCCGAGAGTCGCCCGCTCCGGATTCCTTGGCGTCCCGAACCGGGGCAAGATCAACAACGGTGGGGGCTGCCCAGTCTTCATCGGCTTCGTCAGGGTTTGCGACAACGCTGCGCCCCTTTGCGATCAGATCATCCACCAGGCCACGCAACGCCGTCACCGCGGCCGACGCGCTCTTCGTCTTGCCCTTGTCGTCGGCCAGTTGCGCGCAGTCGATCTCAAGCGCCAACGCATGACCGGCAGCCACCAGAACTTCGACCTCAGCGGTCGGATTGTCCAGCGTCAACACCAGGGCGTTGAAGGCTTCACCCACGCTCACACGACCACCCCGCTTTGCATGATTCGTGCATGAAATCCGGCCGACCACAGAGAGAGAGAGGCAAGGTTGAGCGTGGTCAGGTGATAACGGAGAAGGAAGCGAAGAAGGCCGAGAAGATGCGGCTGGCTCAGGACGCGTTGAACGACGCGATCGGTGAGGGCACGCTCGCTGTCGGCCAGTTCGTTGCAGGTCTGGCCCCGATGATTCAGAGTGTCGCTGAGGGCATCACTACGGTGTCCGATCTGACGCAAGAGTTTGAGCTGTTGGACAAGGCCGCTGTCGGCGTCGATATGACGAACCCGATCAGCGCGGTCAACAAGCTGAGTGACGCAGCCTCAACGGTGAAGGCCGACTTGGGTGACATCGGGCTGGAGGAGTTCACCCGCCTAGTCAAGGGTTCGGGGGAGTCGGTGTCAGCGCTGACACCGCTCATGGAGGACTGGATCAGGGCGAACCCAGAACTCGGGCTGTCGCTCACCGATCTGAAAGAGCAGATATACGGGTCGCAGGAAGCAACCAGTTCGTTCGGTGATGTGCTCGGCTGGGTCGCCGGCCCGACGCAGAAGCTGGCCGACAAGTCCGACACACTGTCGACAAGCCTTGACGCCGTGGGTAAGGCCGCGAACGAAGCAGCCGACGACCTGTTCGACCTAGAGAGCGCG